AGAGTAAGAAGACTTGATTATTCAATTCAGTTATCAAAATTATTTTATGAAAGATTTTTAAATAATGAAGATATTACATTATTTTCACCGCATGATGTGCCTGGACTTTATGAAGCATTTGGTACACCAGAATTTGATGAACTATATACATCTTATGAGCGTAAGAGATCAATTCCAAAAAAAACTATTTCTGCACAAGAACTGTTTGGAGATCTTTTAAAAGAACGAGCCGAAACTGGTAGAATTTACATTATGAATATAGATCATGCTAACTCTCATAGTTCTTTTGTTGATAAAGTTAGTATGTCAAATTTGTGTCAAGAAATTACGTTACCAACAACACCAATTGAACATATTGATGGCGATGGTGAAATAGCATTATGTATTTTATCTGCAATAAATGTTGGATTAGTTAAAGAGCTTAGTGAACTTGAGGAACTTTGTGAGTTGGCGGTAAGAGCATTAGATGAAATTATTGATTATCAAAAATATCCAGTTAAAGCGGCCGAGATTAGTACAAAGGCACGTAGAAGTTTAGGTATTGGTTATATAGGGTTAGCACATTATCTTGCTAAAAACCAAGTGTTATACAGTGATAAAAGTGCTTTAAAATTAGTGCATGAGTTAACTGAAGCATTTCAGTACTACTTGATAAAAGCATCAGTTGATCTTGCAAAAGAAAAAGGACAATGCGAATATTTTGAAAAAACAAAATATGCACAAGGTCTTTTACCAATTGATCATTATAAAAAAGATCTTGATGGTGTATGCAATACAAAATTAAAATTAAATTGGGAAAAATTAAGAAAAGAAGTTAAACAAAATGGGATGAGACATTCTACATTGTCAGCACAAATGCCATCAGAAAGTTCTTCAGTTGTTAGTAACTCGACAAACGGAATTGAACCACCAAGAGCATATTTAAGTATTAAGAAAAGTAAAAAAGGTCCTTTAAAACAGATTGTTCCACAATACAGTCAGTTAAAGAATTTTTATACTTTGTTATGGGACATGCCTGGTAATGACGGATATATTAATATAATTGCTGTCATGCAGAAGTTTTTTGATCAAGCAATTAGTGGTAATTGGAGTTATAATCCAACTCAGTATGAAAATAATGAAATTCCAACAAGTGTTATGTTTAAAGATCTTCTTACAACATATAAATTAGGATGGAAAACTAGTTACTATCAAAACACATATGATTTTAAAACTGATCCAGCTGAAATTGAAACACCGCCTATACAAAATGCGGCAGAAGAGTTTCCTACATTCGAACAAGAAGGAAAAATATTAGCTGACATTGAAGACGAAGCTAATTGTGAAGCATGTACTATATAGAGATAGAGAGATAAAGAAATAAAATGATAAAGACGGTATTCAATAGAAATGATATTGATTTTACAAAAGAGCCAATGTTTTTTGGCGAAGATCAAAATGTACAAAGATATGATATTTTTAAGTATCCTGCACTAGATAAACTAAATCAAACTATGCTTGGTTATTTTTGGCGTCCTGAAGAAGTTTCACTTCAAAAGGATAGAGCAGATTATCAAAACTTTCGTACTGAACAAAAACATATTTTTACAGCAAATTTAAAATATCAAACTCTGCTTGACTCAGTTCAAGGACGTGGACCATGTCTAAGTTTTTTACCTTATGTATCAAATCCAGAACTTGAAGGTTGTATTATTACATGGGACTTTTTTGAAACAATTCATTCACGTTCATATACACACATTATTAAAAATGTTTATCCTGATCCAAGTGAAGTGTTTGACACAATCCTTGATGATGAAGAAATTATTAAGAGAGCAATTTCAGTAACAAAAAATTATGATAGCTTTTCTGAAATAGCTCAAAATTATTTTGTTAAAGGTGTTGGGAATATTAAAGAAGTTAAACGTCAGTTGTATCTTGCAATGGTCAATGTAAACATACTAGAAGGTTTAAGATTTTATGTTTCGTTTGCTTGTACTTTTGCGTTTGGCGAACTGAAACTAATGGAAGGCAGTGCTAAGATTATTTCGCTTATTGCTAGAGATGAATCGCAACATCTTGCATTGTCAACACACATTATTAAAAATTGGCAACAAGGTGATGACAAAGACATGTTAAAAATTGTTAATGAAGAAAAAGATAGTGTGTACAAAATGTTTAAAACGTGTGTAGAAGAAGAAAAAGCATGGGCAAGACATTTAATGAAAGACGGTACAATAATTGGATTAAATGAATTGTTGTTAGGAAGATACGTTGAATTTATTGCTAATAAAAGATTAAAAGCAATTGGGTTAGATCCAATATTTGATCAACCAATTACACAGAATCCATTGCCATGGACACAGCATTGGTTAAGCTCGGCTGGATTACAAGTGGCTCCTCAGGAAACTGAAGTAGAGAGTTATATTGTAGGTGGTGTAAAACAAGATGTTGAAAAAGATACATTTAAAGGATTTAAACTTTGATTTATGAAAAAAGGTATCTTTGCCAACATGGACGAAGAGTCGTTTGCTAAAATTAAAAAATTATTAGTGAACACAAAAAAAGAAAAATCAAAAAATAAACACAAAAAACAAAAAGGAAAAAATGTTACAAGAAAAATTTAACAAAGATGATATAGTGGTATTTCGTACTGTAAGCAGTGATGAAGTGATTGCAAAAGTGATTGAAGAAAATGATATAAACTTAGTAGTATCAAAACCTCTTGCATTGGCACAAACACCACAAGGTATAGGTATGACATTTTATATGATTATGGCAGATCAAGATAGTACTTTTACATTTAACAAAAGTAGTATAATCACACTAACAAAAGCAAATAAACAGGCTGAAGAATCATATACAAAAAGTACATCAAAAATTGTTCAACCACCAAAATCACAGATTATAACTTAATAAATACTATTATTAAGGTATAACTATGACACTACCAGTAACAAGATTAGGTGATTTATGTACAGGACATGGTCCATGTCCTCCAAGACCAAGCAACGGTGCAAGTCCAAATGTTTATGCAAATGATATTGCAGTACATAGACACACTGATGGATGGGCAGTTCATTGTCTTCATGGAAGTACATTGTCTGCAGGATCCGGAACAGTGTTTGCTAATGATTTAGGTGTTGGTAGAATTACTGACCCTGTTGCTTGTGGAAGCACAGTGCAAACGGGCAGTCCAAACATATACGCAGGAAAATAACATTATGGCAACTGGACAACAAATACCGGGTTTACAACTAGATAGTTTAAATTTTCCCACAGACATAAATGCAAATACTATAACTATATCCGATGTACAAAAAAACTTAATTGCCAGTGGAGCATTAAACATAGTTGATCATGTTGATCCGTGGGGAAGAACATGTAAAGCCTATGCTGGATTTAAAAATCCGCATGACGAATCAATTAAAGAAATTGCTCAAATCATCAATCAACAAAAAGCCTCATTACCAGATGGCTGGGGACATAATGATTATAACCAGAGAGCAGTTGTGCCTGGAAATTTGATTGGCCCTGGGCAACCAGATCGTAAGTTAACTGATATGGAAATTAATGATATTAATTTTGTTGAAGGTGCAATGCAAGATATTACTTGGTTACAAAATAGACAGAGTGGTATGTGTATTACTGAGTATGCTGATCCTAATGCACAGTGGGTAGCAATGGGAAAGACTGCATTGTATCCTAATTATGGAGTTGATATTCCTACAACTGCTAGTTCACCTGGCGGCGTTGCTGTTCCTACTTTAGGAACATATCTAAGTGCTTTGAGCAGTATAAATTCACTTGCTACTACATTAGGGAATATACCTGCAACATCAGGTGGTCCATGTAAATTTATGGAAGATATGCTAGGTGCTTTATTTAAAGCCGGACAAGTTTTAGGAGAAATACTTGGCAAATTAAGACAGGTGCTTGGAATACTTGCTATGGCATTAGCAATTATTGGATTGGTAAAATTATTAATCGATATAATTAAAGAAGATTTAAGAAACCTTGGAAGATTTTTAGAGTTACTGAAACAAGCGGCATTGGCAGGTCTGCTCGAAGGATTAATGCAAGATCCTTGTGCAAGGTATTTGCTTCAGTCAGCCATTGCAACCACACAAACAATTAATAATCTAAAAACAACTCTTTAATATCATGTATAAGCCATTGCCAGACGGATTAACTATTAAAGAATCAAATGTGCAAGGTTTAGGTTTGTTTGCAACAAAAGATTTTGATGCCGATGTGGTATTGGGTATAGTACACGTATTAAATAAAAATTTTCCACATGGCAGTATTAGAACAGCCTTAGGTGCATTTTATAATCATTCAGATGATCCTAACTGTAAAAATGTTTCAGGATTTTGGCATCAACTGCCAGTAAAATATCTTATCACAATTAAACCAATCAAAGCTGGTCAAGAACTCACAGCCAAATATACTCTTTATAACGATTTTCATGATTGACAGAATCTGTTTTCTGTGCTATAAATATTTATACAATGTTGAAATAACTTAAAAGTTGAGTAGGACCCGGGGGCGGTACCCGGCGGCTCCACCATAAACATATTAGGAGTTAAATGGAATTTTTGTGGATAGGAATAGCAGTAGCATTTGCTACCATATTGTGGGCATTAACACTTTAACAATATGTTTATGCTGGGGCCGAACTTAGGATCGACTATCATATTAGTAGAGTTATGGAGTTGTTCGGCGGGAGCTCGGTTAACGCAACAAAAAATATAAATGCAGATGAAAATCTAGCACTTGCGGCCTAAATTAGGCTAACGGGGTTGGCAACTTACCTGGCAACAGAAAAGTTGCACATAAGGATTAAAATGCAAATATTATCTCAGAGTTTTCCTAGTTGTTATGAATATAATATAGAACAATCTGGAAAATTAACATTAAGAACTAGAACCACGTACTTCAATGAAGGACAGTTATGGCCAATAGCAAATACTAATATTGGTTATCTTTCAATAACCAAATGTCTATCATCAAGTTTTACAGAGTTTTTGAGATTGCAAAATTTAATAACTGATCAATTCTTATTTTCTAAAGATAATCAGTTAGACAACGTTGATAAGATATTAGTATTTCTTCGAGATCCTTGCCAGCGTTATATGTCAGGTATTGCAGAATATATTCATATGCAGTTTGCTTCTGACATACAGACAATGTCACGACAAACACTGATACACATAGTAGAAGCATTGATAGGAATCAGTGATATAGACGAACACAGCATAGAACAAATTCATTTTTTTAGAGATTTTAATTTGCAAAAGTTTTCAGTTTTTCTAATGAACGATAAATTTTCCGAACAACAGGTGTTTGATTGGATGCGTGACAACGGGACAATCTTTAGAAACGACATACCATTGACAATACCAAAAATCAATAGAACAGTAGACAATGAGATTAAACAAAAAATTTATGATGCAGTACAATCTGTAGGCATGAGAAGAGGTTTTTCTATAATGAACAAGTGTATAGGTGATACAGAGTTAATTAATCATTTTAAATCAAATGGTCAGGTAATAAATGTTTAA